AACACCTAATTTCATTAAGTTTTCAACTGTTGTATTTGGTCCAGTACCTAATACACTAGGTATATTAATACCACCTGTGTTCTTTTGTATCATATCTGTTATAGTTCATAGTGCCATTAGACCTGGACTATCTGCTATATTTGAATATAATGAGAATAAAGCATTTGAACTTACATTTTGTAGTTTTTCTGCAATACTAACTCTTTGACCTATTGAACCTAATTGAGTTCCTAATTCTCCCATAGCACCACTATAAGAAAGCATATTAGAACCTATATTTTTTATATCTGCTTTACTTAAATTTCCTGCTGCTACTAAATCACTTATTGATACACCAAAAGTTGAAGCATATTGATTTTTAACTACTTGATTAGTTGAACTACCTATTTGTTGTAAATATTCAACCATTGAACCTAATAATTTATTAGTTTCATCTAAGTTAATTCCCCTAGTAAGCATATCTGCATAAGATAGACCTGCTCTACTTGCTGCCATAACAACTAAGTTTTGCATACCTGAACTTTCCATACCACTTACATTACCAGTTGCTAAATAACCTAATGCTTGTGCAATATTACTTACACTACCTTCACTTAGACCAACGCTTGATAATGAACCTAACCATTTTTGAACTATATATTCAAATTGTACACCCATTTGTGTAGTCATTTGTGAAGTTGCTTCTACTAAGTTTCCTGTAACTATATCAAATGAATTATTTAAGTATTCTGTATTTGAGAACATATTATTTAAGAATTTATTTAAGTATGCTTCCATACCTAATCTACTAGCAGTAGAGTCTGCTTGTTGTAATCTTACTATTCTCAATAAGTTGCTATCGAAAGCATTGAATGTATTTGCTACTTTATCACTAACTGAACTTAAAAATGCTCTTTGTTCTAGGTTAAAAGAAATACCAGTTTCTACTAATTTTTGTAGATTATCTAACATTACTTGTGTTTTTAAATAAGGTGTTATACCTACTGAACCAATTAAGGTATTTTGTAAACCACTAAATGTTTTACCTGAACCTTGTAATCTAGTATTAATAGTTGATTGATATTTAGAGTATTGAGTTATTACTTCGTTCACTCCTGAACTAAGAGTACCCATAATCTTATTGAATACTTCTATTTGTTTTTTGCTTTTATCCTCACCAGTTTGACCTTCTTTTATAGCCTTTCTCATCTGGTTTAGAACTTTTATTTTTTCTTTAATAGAAACATTATCATCTTTTAAAGTTTCTCTATATATTTCTAATTGACCTTCAAGCCACTTTTTTTGTTGTGCTTGTTCTTCTTCTCTTTCTTTCTTACGTTCTAATGCTCGTTCTTGCTCTTCGTGTTTAAGAGATTCTCTAAACTTTTCCTCTTCTTTTAATCTTTGTTGAGTTTGGTATTTGATGAACTTTTTTTCCAATCTCATTCTCTCAGAAAGAGTATAGTTGTTATCAGACATATATAATTTTAGTCTGTATTCACTTAATGCCCTAGCAGATTTTCTTTCTAAATTATCTTTATATTTTTGATACTCATCTAATGATTTTCTTTCATACTCTTTTTCAGTAAGATTTTCATTTGCTCTAGGGAAATCACCTCTGTTAGCGTTATTGTTATTATTCCAATAATCTACCATATGTTAATCTCCTCTCTACCTTATTTTTTATATCTTTGTTGTCGTTGTTGTTCTAATTGTCTTTGTATTTCATCATTCTTTTCATTTATTTTCTTTGCTTCTTCTAGCAAGAAACTTATGATATATTCTCTCTCAGTTACACTCATATTCATTACTGATTGATAATCTATATTTGTATTTCTAGTAATAGAATAACAATCTTGTATTATTTTCTTATATCTAATTGGTGCATAAGGTTTACCATCTTTAGTCAACTGAGGGTCTAAAAAACTCTGTTGTGATGCGAAATGTGGACAAATAATCATACCCACATTGGTCACAATGATTACCAATCACTGTATCGATACCTACTTTCTGGTTTATAGTGTCCATTCTTTGTAGTATTAAATTTGTATCTGCCATAGGTAGATTTTGAACAAATCTTTCTAACTCTACTCTATTTAATTTATTACCATCCACTAAGTCAATACAACTCATAACTGTTAAAACAAAAGTTGGGTCAATCATATCTTTGTTTTTTGCTACTAATTCTTTTTTTCTCTTTACAATATTATCTAACATTCTAGGTGTTTGAATTTGTAATAATATATCTTTATTTGACTTAGGTAAATGTAAACTAAATAATTCTTTATAACTTTCATCTCACTCTAAAATCTCTAGGTCTTCTAGGTTAAATACCTTTTCTTCAACACTTGCACAATTAGGGCAAGATACTACCATATTATAGTTTGAACCATAAGTAACTATTCTTAACTTATGTAATAAAAATTGATAATCACCTATACACATATCATAAGATGATTTTTCCTTGTAATTAACCATACAATCATCTATCATATCACACATATTCTTATAAGGTAAATCACTAGGAGATAATCTCTTTAATTCATCCATAGTAGTCATACTTCTTAATGTGATTTCAGGATTGATTGGTTTGTCATAAATTTGTCCTTTGCTCGGCAAAGTAAATGTTTCTTGAATTGTGCTAATTGCCATATTATATTATTCCTTTCGTATACGCACAAAAAGTGCCTTATTTTTGCTTTTTATTACTTAGATGATAGAATATTCATCTCTTAAATAAAATGCGTTTAAATCAAATATTTTTATGTTATTAAATAAAAATATCATAGGGTTATCATATGGATTACCATACGCACTTTCCCTATGATATTATACAATTATTTTATTATTGTTGTTCTTCTGTTTGTGTTGTTTGTACTGTTACTACTGTAGTGTCATCTGGTAAATGTTCGATTGCTCTATCATATTGTAGTGTTGCTGTAATCTCTCTTTTACCATCATCATCACTTGAGAACTCACCTTCACTTAACTCACTAATCCAACAACCATATAAATCCCAATATCTAATTTGTCTATGGTCTGGTGTATACTCAATTAAAGTTCCTTTAATCTTATAATCTTCTGCTTTACCTATTGTTTCATTTTCTTGATTGAAAGATAAACCTCTCCAAGCAAGTAAACAAGATTTTGTATCTGCACCAATATAATCATTAAATTTCAATGTGCCACTAGGGTAAGTTACTGCACCTGCAAATTTAAGTGTTCCATTTCCACGCTTAACCTCGATTGTGTTTTGTTGATAATGTGGAACTGATGCTGAATTAACTGATAACATTAATATTTCTTGTAAATCACTAGCAGTTATATAATCATCATTAGTTGCTGTATCTTTATTTACTCCTGATTTAAGTAATTGTGTTTGAGTTTCATTAAATGTGGGCATAAACACAAAGTTATTATTTCTAGATGGTGTATATAAATCTGGGTTATTTGCAATATGATAAGTACCTAGTTGGTCTAATGATACATTTTTACTTGGCATATTCTAATCTCTCCCTTCTTACTCATTTGTTGAAATTAGTGAATCATTTAATTCAACTGTTAAATCAAATTTCTCTACTGCTTCAAGTGGAACTATTCTAATTAATGCTTTAACTTTTGCTCTCTCTGGCTCTAATTTAATTATTCTATAACCACTAATTCCTTCACTTGTCTTCATATTATCTAATAACTTGGTAATATTAGATTTAAAATTAAACCATAATCTATCACTATTTTGTTCAAACATATAACCTTTTGCATTTGTGTATAATGACTTGAATATATCAACACATAATTGTCTAATATTTAAGAATGAACTTGCTACTAAACCACTATTATTATTTAATGTTCTATTTCCCCAAATAAGAATACCATAAGGGTAAACATTAGTTATTGGGTTTACACTAACACCTTTATCACTCATTAGGGAATTTGCAAACTTTTCACCATATTGCTTAATAGGTGTTCCTGTAATAGTTCCTCTTAATCTACCTGCCATAGCATACCAAGTAGGATTATTTTGAACACCATTAATAAATGCTTCTAAATAAGCCATACTTGCTGGCATAGGTATTGATAAATTATTGATTGTGTAAGAACATCAAGGTGAGAACATTGCACAACGTTTACTAGTTACTCTTCGTGCTGCACTAATAATTTGTTCTTTTGTATTTAAATTTCTAGTATGGTCTAACAAACCAATACAATCACCTCTTGTATTTGCGATTGTTATAATTTGTGACATTGCAGTTATATCATTTTCTTGTCCTTGTGTTGTTTCATCACTTACTACATAACCACCTGTAATTAAATATCTAAATTGATATAGTGATTTATCATCTAAATCTGTTCAGAACTCCTCATTATTAATTACATTTTGAGTATCATTATAAGTAGTTGTCTTATAAGTTGTTCCATTAACTCTTGTATATGTTATTCTACTTGCACTTAAACCATCATATGTAACTTCATCATACTCAAATGTTCCACTAGTTCAATATGCTAATACATATTTTGCACCAGCATCCATATAACTCAATGTTTTTTCAGGTTCTGTTGTTGATGTAAATACTGCAGTTGTAGTATCATATGTTCTACCAGTTATAGTTAATTTAGTGACATAAATTCCTTCACCATCACTTTCAACTTGACCATCTATAATACCTTGTTCAAAAGCATTCTTATTACGTTGAGCATCGTGGTCTTGACCTCTATCAGCAAAGTCATAACCTACATTAACTTGAGTAGGTGCAGTTGGATTATAACTAATGTCTATTACTTGACTATCACCTTTTGGAACACCATAATAAATACTATAACCCTTACTTAATAAAAATCTAGCATATAAATAACCTGGGTCGTAATAATGAGGTGTACCCTCAACCACTACTGAGAATGGGTTTTCATCATTATACTCTGGTGTGTCTTTACCTATTTCATTAATAAAATCATCAAGGTTAGTAAATAATGTTCTCTCACCAATATATTTATATTGTTTATTGCCATTAGAACTATCATTTACATTACCTGGAACAAAAACAACATAATCTTGTTCATCTATATAGCCAACTGTATTATCTATTTCTCTTATTGTAATTTCTGGCATAGTTTTTCTCCTTTATAAATTTTCTTTATATCTATATAATTTAGCAAAATTTTTAATCTTGCTTTTCAACTATTTGCATCTCATAGCCTACAATTTGTACATTGTCTGTGTATGGTAATGAGAATAGGTAAGCATCATCTACTGTGAACCTAATCGTCCATCTTGTAAATTGGTCACCAAATAATTTTTGAGGTATATCACTATTATCTTCAATAGTTGATAAAATTCTCATATAAGCATAATGTATGTAATCTACATTATTGTAAGGTAGTTGAATTTTTAACTTAGGGTGATTTATTATAGAGAATACAAAATTTCTCATATATTCATCTGCTTCACTCATATATCTAGTGTATATATCTAATTGATAATTTAAAGTCATAGGTATTGCATCTATATGTAATGATACATCTTCATTTGCCTTTAATGTTAAACCATCATAAGTTAGCATTCTTTTACTATTATTTGTTATTTCTATTTCATTATTTCTTGATATTGCAATTAAAGGTAGAGTTAATGGTTTATCATTATTTTGATTTGCTATCATTTGAAATAATCTAGTACTATCTTCTGGTGATAAAACCCTTAACTTATCATCTTTTATTCAACCTTTAATTTTACTAACAATAGCATCATCATATAATCTTACTGACATACACTACCCCCTATTATATTTTTTATTGTATATATCATTTAGAGTTTTTAAATATTGTCTAATATGATTATAACAATAGACTATTGCATATGTTCCCTTTACTTCTAGGTTTCCTGAATTAATTAACATAAGTAAACTAGATAAGGTATAATTAGTATTTTTATATAAAGTCTTACTTGATATATCTAATACATATGTTTTCTTATATTTACCAACATAAGCATAGTTTACTGCGTATATCAATATATCTATACACCTAACTTTTATACCTAATATATTATACAAGAAATCATCTAATTTAGAGAACTTTCCTTCATTGTTCATTTCTATAAAATAAGTTTTCATAGCAGGTTTAATGACTAAGTTAATACAATTATATGTAATATATTTTGGGAATACTAATTGCATAAATTATTCCTCATCTAATCAAAGTCTTAAATCATTTCTTAAATCTTTATCACTTAAGGCATTTGAGTTATCCTCTATAAAATCTTTTAATTTATATTTATTATTATAGTCTTTCTCTTTTTTAGGTTTTGTTTCTTTTGAATAGTCATCTTTATTCATATATTCATATAGTCTATCGGTAGCATTTCTAATAGTAGACATAGTTCTCAATGTTGAATTTCTATTTCCACCATCAAATAATAAACTATCTCTTAGAATATATGTGTTTGTACCACTATTAATTCTTTTTAAATCTGATACATAAAATGTGTCATTACCTATTTTTAATGTTTCTTCTGGGTAGTTGACCAATGCTCTCTCAACTTCTTTTGGTTGTGAAAAGAAAGCATAAACATCTAATCAAAAATTTTGGTCTTTAACTTCTTTTCCATAGAAATTAACATTTTCTAATACTGAATTGTTTTCTCGTAAATCTTCATCTGTTAAGACTTTTTCTTGATATTTATTATTTACTACTACTAAGTCATTATACTTAGGTTTAACACCCAGTTTCTTTAAGAATTTTAAATATGCAAAGAATGGGTTTGTTCTATCATAAATAGATTTAAAGTATACATACCAATTTTCAACTAAATCTAATATTTGGTCATCATTCTTTACATCAACACTAGAATATTTACTTAGCCAATGATTTAATATTGGCTTTAAGTCTTTTTGTGGACTATTCTGTAATGCTAACTCATATTTACCTTGTTGAACTAAATCTCATATTTGTTTCCTAGAATAATCTGCCTCATCTAACCCAAGTGGTTTACTATTATCACGTTGATTACTAGGAATATTACTAGGTGTATTAACTGTAGGAATAGGCATATATTAATCCTCCTCTTCATTTAATAAGTTGAAAGTATCTTTTGTGTGAGTAAGTTGACTTTTATCGAAATTATCTTCATATTCAGGAACTATCTCACAAGCGTATGATGCAGGATAAACCATAATATTACTTATTCTTACTATTCTAAATACTCTACCTTGTGTATTATCAATACCACTAGGAACTATAACTAAACAATCTTTTTGTAAACCTTTTAAGTCATAAGGTAAATGAATAATTGAAGCATCTTCTTGTAATTCTGCATTTCAACCTAGTCGTTTAGTTGTTTGTTGTGTAGGGTGCTCATCAAATATACAACCTACTAGCATAGGGGAAAGGTAGTTTGTAACTGCCTCCCCATTTATGCTATATTGTTTGTTTGGTTCTGATACTGGTTTATAAATAACATTTATGCCAATTAATCTAACCATTTCTTTAAACCATTTTCTATGTAGTTTAATATCTGGAGTTATTAGTCTACCATAACTATCTCTTGAAGTAATATATTCATCCATAGTTAGTAACTCCTTTCTATTAATTAATTATTTTTAATTGAACCATAAACAACTTTTCTATCATCATTTACTTTAACTTTATAGTTATAAGTTAAACTTTCTGATAAGATTTTGTTGTTTTCTACATTACAATTTAATGAGAATGCTCTCTTGCTCTTTGAGAATGTTTCATTTAAGCCAACATATTTTACTTTGTTATCTTTTGTCATTTTCTTTTCAAAGATAAATTTAGTATTTGTTGTCTTACCTGACTTATAAGTTAATAAACCTTCTAATACTAACTTATGGTCTTGTGTATAACCATTAGTTGTCTTATAGTCTTTAACGTTCTCATATACTCTTGTACAATACTTGTTGATTAAGTTATCAAATAGACTTTCATCTATTTCATCTTCTTGTGCATCATCATCTAAATCATCAATGTCAATATAAAAGTCTATATAAAACTCTATTTCATCTATCTCATCGTTAAAGAATTTTGTAATTTCATCATCATCACAACCTACATTTTTAAAGTCAGTTCTAAATGTTTCTAAATCTTTTTCGTCTTCCCAATCTATTGAAGAGAATGATGATTTGCTAAGTATACAATCTAAACCATCAAGTGAAAGATTGCCATCACTTACTGGGTAAGAACATTCATAGGCTATAGCATCAGCAAATATAGGACTAAATTGATTTCCATCTCCACCATCAACAACTAAACCCCAAGACCTTTCACTTCTTGTCATTCCGTGTCACCAACCATTAGATAGTGCATTTGAAATATCTTCACAACAAACTTCAAAGTCAGAGTCATATTCATCAATATCTTCTTTTAACTTTTTAGTTTTGCACTTACCTTTATTACATTTTTTATCTTTTGCTTCCTTTAAGCACTTATCTAATTTAGACTTAATGCTTTCTTTGATTTGGTCTACTGTTCTTCTTTGAGGTTTTAGATTTTCATTAATAAACTCACCTTTTGACTTATCGTATACAACATACTCATTTTGTGGATTATTCTTTGAAAATTGCTTTAATTCTTCTACACTATCACTACCAAAAGCAACTCAATCTTCTATATTAAAGTCATCATCATCTTTATGGATGTCGTAATGCCTCTTAGAAACAAGCCAATATGGGAAATCAAGAGCATCTTCTTTTAATGTCTTACATTCTTTTAGACTTTCATCTACTTCACCATTCTTTTCATCAAAGTAATCTTGAACTTCACCATAGATTTCATTATAGATTTGTTCCATAATGAATGTAGAAATAGGTTCACCATCTTTTGTATATAAATCACTAGTACTAAATAAAGATTTAATTATTTCAAATTCATCTGATGTGTAGATTAAGCCATTATCTATAGCATCCCAAATTGCTTCATCTACATCATAATCAGCATCAATGTTCATCTTTGCTCTATCTAGTATATCTGCATATACATCTTGAGCACTTTCTTTTAGTGATTTACTTTCTTTTAGATTTTTATTAAGACTATCATTTAAGAAGTTATATCTTGCCTTTTCTTTTTCTACATTAAGCATTTGTTCTTTGTCTTCTTTAGACATTCTAGCAACAAATTCTCTTGCTTGTTTTTTAGTATCACAAGTTCCATTAGCAACCAATCTATCTGCTAAATCTTTATCCTTAGGACTTAATGCTTCTTTTACGTTTTCTTTTAGGTTTTCTTCTAATCTAGTTAGACCACCTTCATTTTCACCTTCGTAAACAGTAGAATAACCTTTATAACTTAATATACCTCTAACATCACCTTCAATTAAATCATTAGCATCAAATGTCTTACCATTAATTTCAATGTTACCATCTTGTTCAATTTCCCAAACATTATCAATGCCATAAAGTTCTCTACAAGCAAGGGCAAATTGCTCTTCATATTCATCTCTTGTAATAGTATCTCTATCTTTAATGTGGTCATAAATATAGTCTGCAATTTCATAAGCCTCATCTTGTACTTCTTCTTTTAGATTTTCTTTACAACTTTCTTCCTTAACACCATAGTCATTCATAATTTGTTTAGAATTTTCTGCCTTAAAGCCATTTTGCTTTAACCAATCTTTAATATGTCTTAAAGTTGTTTGTGAATAAGTACCATATACTACTGGTTTACCATCTTTAATCTCTGCTACTAGTGTATCATAAGAGTAAAGTTTATTTTGGTCACCTTTATCTCCTGTATCTACTTGTGCTTTTCCATAAAATGATTTTCTACTATCATATTTAGGGTTAAGACCATATACTGGTTTCTCTACTAACTTACTTTCTTTTAAAGATTTCTTAGTTGCCTTAGTAGTCTTATTTTCTTTTACTTGTTTCTTAACTCTTGGTAATACTGAACCTACTTTTTCTTCAATAGTGTCATCATCACCTTCGATTTCTAATGGTCTACCATCTTTATCAATATTACTAGGTGACATATCATCATCTAATAATCTTTCTAAGAATGATTTTTGTTTACCTGATTTTAGATTTTCTTCAAAGTTTTTCTCATCTTCAAGGTCATCTTCATCAGTTAAATCAAACTCATCTTCATTCTCATTTTCAGTATCGTTCTCATCATCTTCAGTTTCTTCAACATCATTATAAGGTGCAACTTCACCTACAATTTCAAAACCTTCTGTGGCATCACAATGTGGGCATTGTTCACCTACATTTACAACTTCTGGGTTTTCTTCATCTTCAATAATATCTTCTTTTTTAGCATAGTGAATAGTATGACAAGAAGGACAATATAATAATAGTTGACCTACATAAGAATCTTGTAATTCTTCCTCATCTTCAGCATTAATGTCGACTATCTTTTCGATATTGTCTAAATCATCTTCCTCATCACTGTCTAATA